ACCCCCACCATAAACGGAAGGATGAAACAATGTACGAATTAACAGTACGAACAGTACCAGCAGTTATAGAAGATGCTTCAGAAGGTATCAGTAAAATGATTTCTGGATGGACATTAAAAGAATGTGAAGGTGCTTGGCTTGGTGCCAAAGAAGATTCAGTAGAATTTTCTACAGTAACCAACACACTAGAACAAGCTGAAGCAGTAAGGGATTATATTAACTTTATTGCATGGCAATTAGGTGAAGATTCAATAATGGCTAAGGTTATAGAATCTAATTGGATTTTTACCAACACAATAGAAGATTTTCAGAATCTAAAAAAGATTTAAAAAATCTTCTATTTGATTTGCATTATTTGTAAAGATATGATATACTTATAGTATAAGAACGAAAGGTAAGAAAATGAAAGCAAAAGATTTAATAAACGTTTTAGACCTAATGGACATGGGATGCGATGAGTATTGCAGTCTAGGAAACTGTGAAGAAGCTTCGGGCTTCAGTGAACACTTCGAGTGTGCGAAGAGTTACTACGCAGAAGCTAAAAGCTGGGGAATGTTTAAATAACCCCAGCCATATAGCAAAGTGCTCCGGAGTATCTCTAAGAGACTAATGGGAGTCCGGGGGGATAGATTATTTTCAACTGGAGCGTTCGAACATATGTTCGACACTATATATAGTGGTACAACATATGGTATGTTATGAATTTTTACTATATATAGTATATATAAAATCTAAGTAAATTTATATAGATTATTTATAAAAAATATTTAGATTTCAAATATTGGTTATTTTCTGAAAACTTGCCACTAGTAATATATATGAATGAAAAAAAATATAAGGGGGGTGAATAATGGAAGTGGTTATTGTTTTATTATTAGCTTATTTTTTATATAGAATATAAGCTGAAAAAAATCTAAACTAAAATCTAAAGTAAAATATTTTGCTTGTGAAAAATTTCACAATCTAAAAAGTCTTAAGCACTTTTTGACGTCAAAAATAGAGAATTTCTGAAGATTTTTTTTAATTTATTTTTGGTCATATATGGGGGGGGATGGGGATACCCGAAAAACCCTTATACCAATTGACTTTTTTAAGCTTCAGAGTATTTACATATATTATTTGAAATAAATAAATTAGTATGAAATACTCAACATAAAACTAGAAGGTGGTAAATTTATAGTATGAAAGAAATTAGAAATTTAGAAGCACCTAGAGAAATCTCTAGTAATGGTCTAGATTTCGGAAACGGAAAAAAAACAATGAAAACAAATACAAAAAATGCAATAAGTAAATTAAGCAAAGAATATGCGATGAATTCAGCATTCGCCGGATACGTTAAACCATCCAATGGTAAAACGCCACGAAGCTGGTTCGGTGTTAGACCAAATAACTCTGGAAAAATCACTAGTGAAGATTTCAGAAATGGTGCATTTAAAAAAGAAGGTTATACAGCCGTTCTTAAAAATGCCGGTAAACAAAACGCCGTTATAGTTTATACCCCAGTTAATACCACTGGGGATATAAACAGAAGAATTGCTAATGCTAAAAGTTCAGCTGAAAAAATGTATAAGGAAATGAAATTAGGTAATATATAAAATTGCACAATCGCCCCTAGCTTGTGAATTTCACAAGCCGGGGGTCTTTGTGAAATCGCTAACCGAGCTGTATAATGGCGTCCGGACTGCATCTCGCATAAATCCTAATTTTTGAATCGTATAGTATATAGGGTAGGGGTACTAATTACTATAAATCTGAAAAGTTATTGTAAAGTCGAAGGGGTAAAAATTTTTTTATTAATCTGCCCAGTTGTACTTAATTCGTCGCCACCCGTCTAAGTCGAACAATGGATTATTGAGACCGAGTGCATTTATCTCCTCTTCGCTGAAGAATTGTAATGATGAGAAGTACTGTGTGAGTGCACCTATGTATACAAATAAAGAAAAATCTTCCATTTCTGCTGGGTCTACTAGCTCTACATAGTCTTTTAAACGTTCATCATCACGCATAGTTGCTAGCTCTCTGAGCATATTTTTGAGCTCTTCTGCTCTTTCATAGAAGTCCATATGGTATTATATCACACATCTCTATGTCATATTACATTTCAATTGAGTCAATAAAATAGATGCTAGAATATATATGTAATGACTTTAGAAAATAAAAAAGAAACTAAGATGGGTCGACCAAGTAAGTTATCAGCTGAACTTATCATCAATGTACAAAACTGGCTAAGAATGGGCTATTTTGTTGAAGATGCAGCTAGGATGGCTGGCATCAGCAAGGGTACTCTGTACAGTTGGTTAACTAAAGGCAGAGATGATAGAGACGCAGGATTGCAGACTTTACATAGTGACTTTCTGAACTCTATGGAGAAAGCTAGAGCAGAAGCTGAAGGCATCTTCCTTAATAGCATTAAGACTGCAGCTAGTAGAGGACAATGGCAAGCTGCTGCTTGGTGGTTAGAAAGAAGCTTTGACAAATGGTCTAAACCTCAGAAGATTGAGATGGGTGGTTCTGAAGACGAACCTATTCAGATTGAGATTAAATACTCTGGGGATAAGTAAAAAATAGGGATATTTATCTTCCCACGCCCCCTAATGCTTTTTCTTTGTAATTTCAAATGACAGAATAAAATCTAGAGTTTTAGTTTAGATTCAAAAAGGGCGAGCGAGGTCCAACCCTTATTGGGAATATGTTTTACCCATCTATGCCAGTAAGGCAGTTATTTAGCGAGGCAACCTTTACCTGCTTTTCTTTACCATATAATAAGTATACCACAGAGTGGGGAATTGTGCAAGTGAAATAAAAATTTTTTTCCCTAGGGGGAAAGATAAGAGTTGAAGTAATTGTTCCGGCTGCCAGCCTTTTTGGGAACCCTAAAGCCTTTAAGCAATAGGGTACATATACCGACAGAAAAAGGAGATTAGTGAAGGAAACACTTTATATCCTTAGCTTTTATTATATCATAGTTATTTTTAGTGGCATACTATATCTTGTATGTTTTTTAATACCACTATATGTAGTGGTTCGAGAGGCGAACACCGTATATCGTATGGCGAACTACAGGGGTTCGAGAGATGAACTACAGGGGTTCGTTATATGAACTACCGTAGTTCGTCAGATGAACTGGAACTATACCTAATAACTAAACCTATTAACTATACCTATAGAACTATTTGTTTGTGTTATTAAGTATATCAGTAAAAATATTGTTAAATAATTTGTAGTATAACCCGAAATATGATATCATAGTAGTATGGACAAAGAAGAAAGAATAAAGTATCCGTGCAAAATTAGTGATTTAACTATTTACACAGATATGAAGATGTTTCTAGTAGCACTAGAGCAGGCAGGTGTTCCGTATAAAGATTTATACTGGTGCATTTTGAACGATAAGAATAAGAAGTTGTTTGCTTTGTATTCAACTTGGCATTACGCTGGGAGACCATACGATGGCGAGGAACGATGGGAAGAGTTTAAATCTTTAGACTTTAGCTTTATTGGGGATATTACAGTCTAATTTGTAATTTATTGCATTCCGTGATATAGTTAAAGGAGTATTGGTAATAGCGATATTACAGGTGCTCAATTAAAGTTAGCAATAGTGGTGGGGCAACTCATCACTTTTGCTTTTAGTAGAAGAAATAGGAGAAACAAGTGTCTGACGATATTAACAGTCCTTATGAGGACGATTTAGAACAAGCCCAAACTTCACTAAGAATAGTGGAAGGTGGCAAAGATAAAACACCAGTTCTTTCAACAATGGAAGAGCTTATTGAAGAAGGCAAAGTAGGTGTTACTTGGAACGAATTTTTAGAAATTGTTCAATGGCTTTCAATACGATATACAAAAGGTGATGATACACCTAGTGAATGGACAGATATACAGCTAAAGGCTATGTATTCAGATTTACAATACTGGACATTCAAGGATATTCAGTCTGCAGTTATTAAGTTGCACAACGAAGGTTCTTATTCAGCACCAAACAGTTCACAGATTATTGGCAAGATTAATAAGCTTGGCTATAAAGAAGTTTTATCGCAGCAAAAGATTAAACAAATTGCTCGTGGTGAAGTAGGCGAATGCAAGGCAGGAGGCGAACACGAGTGGTTTGAGCTAGGTTGGCTTCATAATGAGTACGGAGACCCGGAATTTTATGTCGCTTGTAATAAGGCTGTTTCTGTTGAAGCTAAGGCATGTGGAGCAGAAAAAGTAATTCCGGCACCAGAACACCAAGAGTTTTCTAAACCAGAGCCAATGTGGCTTGAAAAATTTGTAGAAACTGCAAAACAGATGAAAATTCCAGACCATAGGATTGATTGGATGTTGTCTAACGCTAGACCTCATCTCAGAACTTATGCTGAACATATTGAGAAGTATGGTGAGCCAAAAGAAAAAGCTGTACAAGGGGAGATAGAGTAATGTTATACAAACAACATATCATAGACGAATATTACGAAAGTAAAGCCCAAGAAGTCAGAGAAGCTATTGGTTTCTATTGGGCAACAAGAACAAGAGACAATATTAAAAATATTGGCGACTCATTTATCAGAAGCTTAGATGTTATTCAAGAGATTGACCCAGAAACTGGAGATTTCTTTGAAGCTGAAAAAGATGATACTGAATTATGTTCACAAGACTTTATGGATTATATGGATGTAGCTATGTTCAATGCAATCAGTGAATGCAGTGTTGAAGAAAATTCTAAAGGTGATTACAAAGAAGATTGGACAACAAAAGAATTACAGAAGTTAACTTTTAATCTTCTAGACAATAATTTTGCTAAGTATAGGAAATTAACAGTTGAAGAGAAAAAGAACTATGTACGCCAGACTTTGTGGAATTACGATGACTATAAAGAAAGTTTTCAGTTTTCTTTAAAGAAGTTCACTAACGAGCTTATTCAGAAGTTCATGATTGTTGATTATGATGAACAAGAATATGATGAAGAGCCTAGTGAGTTTAACTGTACCATCAAAGATGTTTATACACTTATTGTTGACTTCCAAAAAGCAAATGAAGGAATGCCGACAAAAAGAGAAGATGCTGAAAATCACTCAGAGGAAAGCTTAGACTTAATTTCTAAAGCAATGTTCTCTGAAGATTTTATAGATTATGTTGTGAATTATATCTTTAATGATGTAAAATAAGATTTCTCGAACAATCGAGAAAAATATATAAGATGGACACTTGTATATTAAGGAATATTGTCCGGAAAGGTTAAACTTACCAAGAGGAAACTCGAAGATTGTTTAATTGAAGCCGACAGACATATCTTAAAATATCACAGTTGCGAGACAGTGTTGGGGGGTCACTCCCCCCATATTCCACTAGGGAGCCGGAAGTATAACTAAATGTTGTATAGGGATACAAAAATACTAAATGTAGTGATTAAGTATAAGTTATAACAAATAGGCTCCCTTTTTTTTACGCCCTTGTTGGGAAGGTCCCAACTCGTAATAGCATTATTTGAATAATGATACAACTAGTTGCGTGGCGTAAACAACGACGAGCAAACGAGAGGGTATAATAGGATAGTCGGCTGTAGACTCGCAAGAGTTTACACTTTTGTCCGATACCCTCCCATCGTCGACTCTCTTCGGAGAGTCGTATTCAAAATGGCTCAAAAAAAATTTCTTTTATGATTTGCAATTAAATTCAATCTATGGTATAATGGATTATAACGAAAACGAAAGGAATAAAATGAACGATAAAAAAGAATTCATTTACGAAATAATAAAAATAACTAGAGGATTAGATGTTCATCCTTACCACACATTTGAAGTTGTGGGTGCAGACAGCATTGAGCTAGATGTATTCGGATACGCTAATCCTACTGAAGTATTCACAAAGTGGGCTACCAAAGCTCAAAGAGAATACGGTAAAGTACATAAAACAGATGCCAGAGATAGTTATATCTTTAGGTATCCCATTATTGAACAACAACGAGAGGAGGAAGAATAATGGCAAAGTGTAGTGTTAGCTGGTGCAATGGTACCGGTACATGGCGTTACAGAGGTGATAGGGTCACCAAACTTGGACAGGCAAGTCACAAGAATGGTTTCGCTGTAGGTGCACACGAATTCTACAAAACTTACTTTTGGATTTGTGCAAATCACCATAATGGTAATTTCAGTGATTATTCTGATGATAAGAACTATAAAAAGTGGAGAAAGCAATCAAGTATTGCTATTGACATTTACCGTGCAAACTGGGGAAATAATTAATCCCCAGTACTTGCTTTTTTAAATAAGGTATGATATAATAGATTATGATGAAAAAAGGAGAAATTATGCAAAAAATTATGCACAGGATTTATACAGTATGTTTAGTAATACTAGAAAAAGTAGATGCTAGAAATACAGCTTTTAAAAGAATAACTCATAAAGTTACTAGAAAAGTATACGACAAAGCTTTTTACGCTGCATTTGGCGTAAGTGCTTACGATTATGATTACGATTGGAGCCAAAAGTGGTAGAGAAATTTTTATTTAAATCTATTGGGAAACTAATAGGTGGTAAGTATTGGTTTAGCGATAGCCATTTACCATATTCTTTTTGGGTCATCATTGATGGTAAAAGAGAATACTTTCAATTTAGATTTCAATGGTTTAAGAAACTTATGTTCTTTTGGGCTTTAAAATCTAAAAATATAGAAGCTGGTGGTGGTTCTATCACTTACTCTAATAAAGTTTGGAGAGCTTGGAAGCTAAGACATAACATTCTTTATAGACTTCACTACAAGTGGGATAGACCTTACGGTATGGGTATTCACGCAGAAATACCTTACAGATGGACTATTAATCTTAAGTTTAAAGATAAAGTCACATACAAGAGAGAAGAGGCTGTCAATAATGCTGTAGGATGGTTTGTATGAGAGAGTTTACAATACATTTTACAATTTCTGATATGGATGTCTTTCCGTGTGAGTATGATGATGAAGATGCTGTTGATTGGGCTAGAGAGAGAGTTCATGAAAAGCTTAAAAAAGACGGAGTCAATGCTTATGATTTCGTATGTACAGTTAAGGAAAAAGTGGTGGAGGAAGAGGAATAATGGCAATGAAAAGACTACAAGCAATAATAAATGTTTCCGGTATATGGAATATGGAGTTTGACGAAGACAAATGGTCAGAACACACAGACCAAGATTTGGTTGAGAGTTTTTTCATCAATCACGTATCTGAACAAGGGTTAGGTTTATTTGATGTACAATATTCAGTAAAAGAAATCCCCGAGGGTGAAGAACTAGCTGAGGAAGAATGAAAGAGAATGAAATTAGGATAAAGAAGTTTACTGTTCCTATAGAAGGCAGTATAACTCTTATTGGTGTTGATTTTCTAGATGCAATGAAGAGCGTCGATGAAAGATTATCTTTGGCACCAAAGAACTTAAACTTGAGACCAAAAATGGGACAAGTAGAAGTTCGACCGTTTCACGATGAAGAAGAGTAAATAGCAGCTAGCTATTCAATTTAATATAAGGGGGTTCGTATGTCTGAAATTTCAGAAATACAAGCTAAACTATACAGCCAATGTGCAAAATGTAGTAGACCTATGCAACCAAATAACGAGGGTGGATTAGACCTCGAAGTTTCTGGTGGCTATGGTGATTATATTGACTCATACGATGGGACAACTACATTTAGATTGTGTCATAAGCACGCTCATAAATTTGCCAACTGGTTAGGCAACTCAGATGCACTTACTATGTACTGGGGTCATAGCCACGCAGGTTATGAGCCGGGTTTTTGGTTCGGTCATCCAAGCTGGGAACAGCGTACTTGGTTATCGTACATAACTATATTCTTTCATAGTTGGTATAAACTAGGCTGGAAAAAAGCTAAATATTATTTAGTAGAACAATTTCGTTCTCACATAAACTGGTCTAGGGTCAACATTAACGACCATAGTACACCAGTTAAGTGGGGGAAATTCTTCTTCCGTCTATTCTTTTTAGAAAACCATAGTAAAGGTTTCTTTGTTGGACTTAAGCGTAAGTTCCAAAGCAAACTTTACAATTTTTCTAAAAATTATTACCGTAGCCAGACTTCGTTATATAGCGAAATTTGGTATAAAGCTTTAAACGATGGCTTTTCTGAATCAGAAACAGCTTATCTTAAAGACTTAGGTCTTGCTTTAGCAAAAGCAGAAGAGGAGTAATCCTTGAACAAAACCCCTCGAAAGAGGGGTTTAGTTTTTTTCTATAATTAGTAGTAAAATAGAGGAGACTCTAGTTACCCAGAATATCCGTAAATAAGTATAGTAGACTAGAGGAATAATGGGTAATAGAGACATTCTTGAAGACACACCAGTAAAGAAGAAAAAGTATCTTGACATAAAATTTCCACCTCTTCACGAAGCACAACAAGAAGTAAGAGACAGTGAAGCACGTTGGAAAATATTATGTGCTGGTCGTCGTTTTGGTAAATCAAGGCTTGGAGTGCAATTATGCATGGAAAAAGCATTAGCAGGTGGTAGAGTTTGGTGGGTTGCACCTACATTCGCAATAGCTAGAGTTGGTTGGCGTGATGTTGTAGCAGCAGCAGGTGTTTTTCCTAAAGATTCTGGTGTAGATGTAAAAGTCGGTGATATGACTGTACATTTTCCCGGTGGTGGTTCTATTGCTGTTAAATCTGCTGATAATCCACAAAGATTAAGAGGTGAAGGTTTGCATTATCTTGTTATGGATGAGGCTGCTTTCGTAAGAGAAGAAACTTGGACAGAAGTACTTCGTCCTACTCTTACAGAAAATAAAGGTTCTGCATTATTTATCAGTACTCCTATAGGAATGGACAATTGGTTTTATAAATTATGGGAAAAAGCAGAGACAGCAGAAGATTGGGCTAGATTCCAATACCCAACTATTTCTAATCCAATGATTGACCCAGCAGAAGTAGAGTCAGCAAGAGAAGATTTAGGTGAATTAGTTTTTGCTCAAGAGTATTTAGCTGATTTTATATCTGAAGGTGCTCAAGTATTCAAAACTGAATGGTTTAATTATTATAAAGAAGGGGTAGGAACGGTATGGGCAGATGGCAAAAAATATGACATAGACAAAGACTTAGTCAAATTTGCTACTGTTGACTTAGCTGTTTCCACAAAAGAATCTGCTGACTATACCGTTATCGGTGTATTTGGTCACAACATTGAAGATGATAAACTATTTCTCTTAGACATGTTTCGTGACAGAGTAGAAGCACCAGATATTGTTCCTCAAATAAAAAGAATGGTAGGAATACACAATCTTGAATGGGTAGGAATTGAAAGAGCTGGTTATCAGTTAGCAATAGTTCAGTTTGCTAGAAGAGAAGGTCTCAGAATCAAAGAATTAAGGGCTGACAAAGACAAGCGTTCACGAGCACTACCTTTGTCTGCTAAGATGGAGAGAGGACAAGTATACTTTCCAAAAGATAAAGACTGGATTCTTGCAGTAGAGCGAGAGTTACTAACTTTTCCAGTTGGGGAGCACGACGATACAGTTGATGTATTGGCGTACGCTTGTTTACAAAGTGCAACTAAGAGAAAATGGGAAGCTTATTAAATGGCTGAAGAAAAAAGTTTTTTTAAGCGAGCAGCAGAATACTTGCAAGCTCCACCACAAAGATTAACCCTCAAAAGAGGACCACTTGACAAATATGAACAAGTTCAAGGTTCAGTTTGGGGATATAATACCCAATCTGGTTATTTTCCACAAAAACTAATTGATGAACTAGGTGATGGACTCGGTAATTCAGCTGTAGTCGCATGTCTTAATGTATTGGCAACTTCTTTTGCTGAGCCAATGCTTAAAGTTTATAAAAAAACAGACCAAGGTAAAGCAGAAATTGTAAATCATCCATTAGAAGTTTTAATGCAAAGACCAAATGAATTTATCTCTGGTAACATTCTTTCTCACTATATAGTTACTTCATTATCTGCACACGGTGATGCTTTCTTACTGAAAGTCAAAGACGGTCAAGGTAATGTTGTTCAGCTTGTCCCATTAATGCCTTCTTATGTAAAAGTAAGAGGTAACGAAAGAGAATTAATTACTCACTATGAATACCACGCTGTTCAAAAAAGTAATCAACTCAATGCAGACTATATAGAAATACCAAGAGAAAATATGGTTCACGTACGTCAAGGTATGGACCCAGACGACCATCGTAGAGGTTTTGCACCACTACGTTCAGTTATGAGAGAACTAGCTGGTGATGAAGCAGCTGGACAATTCTCCGTAGCTTTGTTGCACAATATGGCTGTTCCGGGAGTTATCTTAAGTCCTAAAGACGACACAATGGGTGGACCAAGTAGAGAAGAAGCTGAAGCGATTGCTCAGTCTTTCAAATCAAAATTCGCTGGTGCCAATAGAGGTTCACCAATGATTATGACTGGCTCTATGGATGTAGATGTAGTTTCATTTACACCAGAACAAATGAATTTAAAAACATTGAGAAGATTGCCAGAAGAGAGAGTTTCTTCTGTACTTGGAGTCCCAGCAATTCTTGCAGGGCTTGGTGCTGGTTTGGACGCAGCAACTTACAACAATACGAAAGAATTAAGAGAGTTCTTTACAGAACAAAAAATGATTCCTATGTGGAGTGCAGTTGCTCAAGAAATTTCACACCAGTTATTACATGATAATTTTGAAAAAGAAAACTATGAATATTTTTGTGCTTATGACTTAGACCAAGTTAGAGCACTAGCAAGCGATAAAAAAGACCAAGTATTAACAATGAACTCTGGTGTACAGGGTGGCTTTGTTACTGTTGGTGAAGCTAGAAGAGCTTTGGGACTTGACACTGACGATAGTCACGATGTATACCTTAGACCATTAAATATGATTGCAGTGGCAGAAGGTGATACAGGGATTATGAACTCAACAAATGAGGAGCCCGTCCCTTCTGCAATTGCACAAGAAGAAGAAGAGGATGAAAAAGCTACTTTAAATACATCTAGATTTCAACCAGAAGTTCGTAGAACTAAAAGAACTATTGGTAAAAGAAAACCTACAAAGAAAACAGTAACTATTGATTTACATATGGAATTTGCTTCAGCAGAATCTGAGTTTGTTCCGATTGAATTGAAAGCTGCTCCGATATCAGCTAAGGTTAAAAAAGTATTACAAAAGAAAGTAGAAGACCACAATGCAAAGAATCCAAAATATAGAGCAAGTTATGGAATGTTGGCAGCTGTCTTCAGACGAGGTGTTGGTGCCTATAGAACTAACCCAGCTTCAGTGCGAGGTAATGTTTCTTCAGCAACCCAATGGGGAATAGCCAGAGTTAACGCCTTTTTGAAAGGATTAAAAGGTAAATTTCCAAGAACAGCTTTTGACCAAGACTTACTTCCTAGTGGACATCCATTAAGTTCAAAAAAATCAGCTAAAGCAGCTTCAGTTAAAGTCGGAGATGCAGTTAGTTGGTCAATCAATAAAGACCCAGACCCACCTTCAACTGTTCATGGAATAGTTACTTCTGTAAAAGAAGAAGAAGCAACAATGGTAGTTTGGGCAATTATGGAAGATGGCTCTCATAAAAAAACTGACAGAAGTGTCACTCAACCAATTTCTAAATTAAAAAAAATTAAAGATTGGCGTAAAGAGTCTAAAGCTCCAAAAGATATAACAAATTTTCCTAGCTCTGGAGATAATCAAAAAATTAGTTTGAGTAATTCAAACTTTAAACAATTTCCAGATAAAGCATATGTAGACAACTTAAAAAAGAATTACCCAAAAATATGGAGAAGAGCTGGTACCGGTGGTAACCCTCCTACTTCATTTACAGGTAATGATGCCTACAGAAACTGGACAAAGTACAAAGCAGGAGATAGAAGTGCTTCAGTACTTAGCTGGGTAAAAAGACGAGAACGTTTTATGTCTCGTCATCAAGGAAACACTCGTTTGAATGGAATTATTGCTGTCATGAAATGGGGTGGCGTAACGAAATCTGGCGTATCTGCAATGAAGAAAATTGTCAATGAACAGAAAAAAAAGGAAGATGAACGACGTAAGAAGGCTATTAACCTAATTACCGGGAACACTGACGATTTGACAGATTAGAATAGTATATGATATATGAAAGGTATATATTAAAGCGAGTGAGATATGGAAAATAATAAATTTAACAAATCAATAGAATTTAAAACTACTGATGATGAAAAAGGAAGTGTAGAAGCTGTATTTTCAGTTTTCAACAATGTCGACACAGACGGCGATGTTGTTCTTCCGGGTTCAATAAAGTCTGGATTCAAGGATAACCAAGTCCCAATGGTGTTTGCACACAAGTGGGACCAGCCAATTGGAAAAGGTGTCATAACTTCAGATGACAGTAAAGCTACATTCACAGGAAGTTTCTTTATGGAAACTGAGGCTGGTAGGGAAGCTTATAATCTAGCAAAAGAAATGGGCGACCTACAAGAATGGTCTTTCGGTTTCCGTATAAACGACTATGAATCCGGTAAGTTTCAAAAAGATGGCATGGAAGAAGAAATAGATGTTCGTTTCTTAAAAGATTTAGAAGTCTTCGAAGTTAGCCCAGTACTCGTCGGTGCTAACAGAGAGACTTATACACTCGCAATTAAGTCTGGTGAAGAAGCTGTTTATGAAGCAACTAATATTGAAGAAAAAACAGAAGTAGCTCCAGAAGTATTTTCTACTCAAGAAGAAGCCGAAGCTAGAGCTAAAGAGCTTGGATGCGAAGGCTCACATTCACACGATTCTGATGGAACAACAGTATATATGCCTTGCAAGACTCACGAAGAGTTTGAACAGGCTGTTACTGCTGATAATGAGAAGTCTACTGACCCAGAAGAGCAAAGCTCTTGTGGTTGTGGCAGTGAATGCTGTGGTAGTAAGAAAGCACACGGAGATTGCTCATATAGCGATGACGGTAAATGTGCTAAAGAAATGGAAAAAGGTTTAGAGATTTCAGATGACGATTCCAGCATGACAGGAAAACGTTTTTCTGACGAGGTTAAAGATGTGCTTGCAGCATTAGAGAGCCTCATTGTAAGAGCGAAAGCAATTTCAGTCTTACGTGAAAAAGATGGAAGAGTAATATCGGAGAATGCTAGTTCTGCTCTTAGAGCAGTTCAAGAGGACTTAAATGACGCTTGGACAGAAATAGATTCTATCTTAGATGAAGTTTCTGATACTGATGAAACTCCTACAGAGGAAGAAGCTCCAGTTGATGAAGCTCCTGTTGAAGAAATTCAAGAGGATGCAGAAGTTGCTGAAGCAGAAGCTGAAGTAGAAGTTATTGAAGTTGAAGAAACTGTTGAAGATGATTCTAATTCTGAGACCGAAGAGTCTGAAGTTGAAGTTGAAACAGAAGCTCCTTCTTTAGAAGAAGTTGATGATGAGATTGACGCTTTATTCGCAGAGGGACAAGCATTAATTGCAGATTCACTTGAAATAGAACTAGACGACGAAGTATAAGTAATAATTTATTTTGGAGAATAAAATATAATGGCAAATTATAAAGAAGAAATTTCCAAGGTAAGGGCTGAGTTAAAAGAGGCTTTTGATTCTGCAACTGAAGGTAAATATACCCCAGAAGCAAAAGAAAAAATCAAAGGTCTTAACACTGAGCTTGCTGGTCTTATTGACGCAGAAAACTTAGAGCGTACCAAAGCTAAAAATGAAAAAGCTATGGAGCAAGAAGTTTATGCATCAGAAGAGCCACAAGCTGGTCCATCTACTGTAGGTGAAGCATTCGTTAATTCTGATGCTTATAAAGGCTACAAAGAAGATGGAGTCAAAGGTGTAGACTCAACAGTAAAGTTCTCACCAGCATATGGTGAAAAAGCAACATTAGGTGCTGGACTTACTGCATCCTTCCCACCGGAAGTATTAAGACAACCGGGAATCTTAGAGTCAGCTCTTAGAGACCCAGACGCTGTCATTGGTCTTTTCGACCAGATTGAAACAAACCAAAATTCATTTGCATATATGGAAGAAACAACTTTCACAAATGCTGCTGCCGAGCAATCAGAAGAAGCTACTACAGCTGAAGCTGAGCTTGACTTCACAGAGCAAACTGCACCAATCCGTAAGGTCGGTGTTTTCTTGCCTGTAACAGAAGAATTGTTAGCAGATGTAAATGGAATTCAAGGTTATGTCAACTCAAGACTAGGAACAATGATGAAACTACGTTTGGACAACCAACTCCTTTCCGGAGACGGTTCTGCTCCAAACATGGAAGGTGTATTAACAAAATCTGGAATCAATACATTTGACTACGCTTTACCATACGCTGGTGAACTAGGAAAAATTGGTCAAATCTACCAAGCAATCACTGAAATCAGAAAAGATGCTTTCGTAGAACCAGATGCAATAATTATGCATCCATCAGACTGGTACGACATCGTAACTTCAGTCACAGAAGTAGACACAAGTGGTTCTAAGAACCCATTATTTGTGGTTGCTGGTGGCTTTGGTACTGATGCTGCTCCAAGAATTTGGGGTCTTCCAGTCGTAGCCTCCACTGCAATATCAGCAGGTACCGTACTTGTTGGTAAATTCGGTGGTGGTGAAGCAGCTCACGTTGTGATGAGAAGTGGTCTCGACCTAGCTGTCTCAGACTCACATAGCGACTTTTTCCTTAAAGGAAAACTAGCTATTAGAGCTACAATGAGAGTCGGTCTTGCTGTTTACAGACAAGAAGCTTTCTGTAAGATTACAAACATGTAATTAGTTCAATATTATCTGGGGTAGTAACCCTGCCCCAGATAGAACTATTAAATTTTTTTTATTAAGGAACAAAAATGGAATATATAAAAGTAGAAAATGATATTTGGAAATTAGCAGACGGAAGTCTCTATGAAGGAGATGTTTCCGGTGTTAGTGGTCAAGCTTCAAAGATTGCTAAAAAAGGTCATGAATACAATTCAGATTACCTAGCAAAGCATGGTTGGGGCGTTAAAAAAGCAGCTCCTAAAGAAGAAGCTCCTAAGAAAAAATCAACCAAAAAATCAATCGAAAATAAAGCCGTTAAGCCAGAAGACGTAGAAGACAAGTAAGGTTTAGCCAATGGCACTCTCTTCTGTTTCAGACGTTAAAAAGGCTATTGGTATAGACGTTTCAGCAAGTGATGAGACAAACATCACTGATATTTTTATACCGGCAGCAGACGCAGCAATTAAAAATTTTGTTGGTTATGAGCTCGAATATAATGGAGCTATAGTTGACACATTTGATGGGGCTAATCAAGAAGAACTATTTACTTCAGTAGCACCAATAATTTCAATTACTTCACTATATGAAGACTCAGTTCTCTATACAGAAGGTAATGAAGAACATTATGTTGCTTATAAACAAACAGGAAAAATCAAAAGAACAAATAACAAAAGATGGTCAGATATTAGATTACAAAATGTTGTACTTACTTATGCAGCTGGTTACTCAGATTCAGAAGTAACAGCAGAAAACATACCATCAGACTTAAAATTTATTAGTGCTAGAGCAGCTGGAAGGTTATTTACAGCTTCAGCAGCACTCTCATCTCAACAATCAACTGGTGAAGTTTCAACTCATAACGCTGATAATTCAACAGATTCACAGTTTCAGTTAGTAACAGAAGAATCTATCGGTGATTATAAAGCAAAATATGAGTCAGTTGTAGATTTAATGAACCAAGAAATACTTAATACTCAAGATAAATCAGTATTAACTAAATATAAGAGACAATACTTCACATCTGCATCAATTTTAGACTAGACTGTAGTCATGGAAGATAAAGATATTAAATTTAACAAGGCTCAAAGACAAGCATTTTTAAGAGCAGTTGACCTAGACCAGTTTATGGAAGCTGTTTTAGAGCAAATGAACTCATTGAGAATGCAAAAAGTTAATTTAGTTCAAGATATGGACGATATAGTAAACGATTACTTAAGCATTTGTAAAAAATACCCAATTAAGTAAATAAAAAAGTCTGGGAGGGCTATGAAAATTCGAGGAATTGAATTTAGAACAGATATTGAGGGGTTAGAAAAGACACATCCACCTCAATCATCAAACTTTTATATGCCAAAATGGTTCAAAACAATGCCATCTATAATAGAACAGCAACCAGAACCTAAACCACCTAATTATTTTGGAAAAATAGGAGAAACTGCAAAACAATTCTATTCATTTACTGTAAAAAAATGTCCTGCCATTGTAGATTTCTTAACTCAAGGATATGTAATACCTTTTTGGTGCGATATGCTTATACAAAGAGACCATATGATGCTTGAGTGGGACAATAAAGGTTTCCCATCTAAACTAGAATTTCACGATGGACAACAAGTAACACATTGGAAGTTTAAATCTACAGATTTTAAGACACCAGTTAAGTTTGAAAACCCTTGGCGTATATATACACCTAAAGGATATTCTGTAGCATTCTTTCAACCGGAATATCAGTTTGAAACAAGGTTTTCTGTATTACCGGGTGTAGTAGAAACTGATAATTATCATCAAGTACACTTCCCAGCAATCATTCACGACACACAAGATTTTGTAATTAAAGCTGGAACACCTTTCATGCAAGTTTTTCCTTTCAAAAGAAAACAACTTGATTTAGTTGTGGGTCAAATGACACAAGCTATGAAAGATGAAGAATTAGAAAATAATGTATTTTTGAAGCAATACTTTAAAGAATCATATAGAAAGCTGTTAAAATGGAGAGGCAATGGCAAGATATGATTATAAATGTTCAAAGTGTGAATATGTGTTCGAGGTAACGCACTCAATACACGACGAACCAAAGGTGAAATGTGAAAAATGTAAAGCAATTTCTACTAGACAAATTAGCAATAAAGTATATCTTTACGGAACTGTTGGTATTGATTGGAATACTAACCCTAATGGTGCTTCTGAATCGATGAAGAAAAAAGCTAGTAAAGCTGCCAAAAGAAAACAACAGTTTTAAACAGAATAAGTTTTATAACCTAAAGTCAATTCCTCATCCGGCATAATATCTTT